TTCTCCTTCTCCTTCTCCTTCTCCTTCTCCTTCTCCTTCTCCTTCTCCTTCTCCTTCTCCTTCTCCTTCTCCTTCTCCTTCTCCTTCTCCTTCTCCTTCACGCCTCCTTCGTGTGATCTCATGTTGTATTCCTTCACGCCTCCTTCGTGTGATCTCATGTTGTATTCTTTCAGTCATCCTTCGCATCATTTCTTGTGTATGATCTTCTATATCATCTGCTATATCATCTGCTTTGTTCAAGATTGTCAGAAATTCTGGGGTCATATTTTTTTTCATAAGGATTATCTCTTGGTTTACCTGTTCATTTAAGCCTTTAACATAATCATTAAACTCAGGTGAGATAATAGAAGGCACACCAGGCACCTTAGGTAAATCCTCTAATTCTAATGCTGTAGTTGTTATACTTAATTCATCTAAGAGGTTTCTTATTGTTTTTATATGTAAATATAAAGCTCTTTTACGTTCTATCAGTGCAAGTCTTTCCCGTTCTAGTCTTGCAAGTCTTTCCCGTTCTAGTCTTGCAAGTCTTTCATCTTCAACTCTTTTACGTTCTAGTCTTGCAAGTCTTTCCCATTCTAGTCTTGCAAGTCTTTCATCTTCAACTCTTTTACGTTCTATCAGTGCAAGTCTTTCCCGTTCTAGTCTTTCATCTTCACCTTTTGTGGCAAGTTTCATTTTTTGCGCAGTTAGAGGTAGTTGTTCATCTGACCTCCCTCGTTTTGTGGAGTCTAACTGCATTGAACTACTGGAATCTTCGCTCATTATAATATTATAATATAATATGAAAGCGTTTGATTGTTTAATTTATTTCACCTTTTTCATAAAAATCATATTTATTGGAAGCGCCATTTCAATAAAATATTTAGAACATAAAAATAAGAATGCAAACACTCAAACCCTCGTCTTTTGGAAAGAGAGAAGCGAATTTATTTTCAAGGCATGTTTGTCGCTAATATTAATCCTTTTATTTAATCCTCGCAAAAAAACACCGTTAATAGATACCGAAACAAAACTATTATTGTATTTGTATGGGTTTATCGTGATTCTTCAAGCAAACTGGGGACAATTCATCAAAGAATCGCCTCTAAACCGTTCACACAAATCGACCTCCAATCAAAATCATATTCCTAAAGTCGCCTACGGGATGCCAAATAACCAGCAGCCGTAGTTCCCACAATTCCGTATGCAGTGTGCGGTTTATATATATAATTTTTGCTATATGTATAACATAAATTCGTCGGTGCAGCATGAATCAAGGAACTAGTATTAAACATGCTCTTGTAATAATTCGACCGACTCAAAATAGAAGTAGAATATGACGGCTGTTGTGCGAAATTCATTTATATTATTCAAACAAATAAATAATATCAATGTCCACAAGAACTGCATCCTGATTTTGACAAATGAACTACTCCAATCATTGAATTCTGGAATCGTCCAACTGAAGAAGACGAGCCTAAAGACAAAGACTTTGTATTAAGAATCGGTTGCGAAGCCGTGCGAACCCGATTGCTTAAATTCGTATTCATTTTGATTTGAATAGGCATATATAATACTAGTCAATAAAATAAAATAATTACTGCGGCAGACAATTACACCCAGCAACAATCCCATAATTCACCACTTTTGCGCCAGTCATTGGCTGGGCACCAAGTCCAAGACCTGGAATCCCGCGTCTTAAAGGCCCGCGTCCTTTCAATCGATTCAAATGACGCGCATACGAATTGTGTTTAATATCACATCCAACTCCGCCAGGCGACAATGCGCCAGGGCGACAGCGAGTAATCGCGCTGCGCGTGCTATTGCCGCCGAGAAGCCCGCCACCGCCAGGAACATAAGTCTTTTGCACACTCGCCTTCCCGCGGTCGCTCATTCTATTCCAATTCACATATGGATTGCGATATGCCGTCATTGCACCTAAATTCATGGTATACAAAGAAGCAGGCACACGAACCACATTTTGTATGATTTTTTGCAACTGCATCTTCACAGCAGGAGTATTAGAAGTCAAATTCGTGTCACATCGATGATATGAGCAGCCATGACAATTGACACATTTTTTACAAATCCCATATTTTACACAATTGCTACAATCAGGCGTTTTGCAATCAATACTTCCATTGCAACTGGAACAAATGTCCTCGTCGTCGTTGTCAACATCGCTATTGCTGGATGCATCACACCACCAATTGTCGCCATAATCCCATATATATTGGTCATCATTTTCAAAATCAAAGTCCATATATATTAAAGAATTGAAAAAAAAATGATTTATATTTTTATTTAAATGCATAAATAAAGATAAACCATGGATAAAATCTGTGATTATTGTGGAAGAGGATATAAAAAGCAATATGCATTGGAAAAGCACAAAATACCGTGCAAGGTTCTGTTTGTGGACTGTGTCAAGCGCATTTCCATAAAAGAGCCATCTCTCCTTCAACCGCCAGAAGAGAACATGTTCACTTTAAAGCAGGTGAATTTAATCTTGTCAGAAGTAATTATGCAAAATAAAAAAATGCAAGAAGAACTCACCGAAATAAAGAAATTCATCTTTAAAACAAAAATCCGGATTAACATATTAGATTGGTTGCCGCAGCATGTTTTTCCAATATATTTATTTGATACATTTGTTACAAACAATATAAGTGCATCATCGTTTCACGTGGATTGTTTGCAAGAGAACAAAATAATAGATATAATAGAGATGCTTTTAACAGACACATTAAAGAGAGAAAAAGACAATGTATTGCCGCTGTTTTGTTTTAATGAAAAGATATATATTTATGATGTGATTGAAGAGAAGGAAATATGGCGAGAAATGAATCGTCGTGAACTAATACAGTTTATGAATCGTGTCCATAAAAAAGTGATGCACGAACTAAAAGAATGGAAAGATGTGAATGACCTGCTTATTAAAACCGACCCGATTTACTATAACATAAATCATAAATTGTCAATGAAAATTATGGATATTGATTTTAATAAAGACGTTACATTGAATAAAATCCGGGCATTCCTTTTTACAATCTTTAAAAGAGATGTGAAATCTATTGTAGAATATGAATTTATATAAAATCTCAGTATACTTTATTAGATGTTGATAAAACCAAGTACAAAACACAAAGACAATAACCTTTATAAGTATAACCCTTATTCTCTTCGTTCTGAGAATCCCGATTCTATCAAGAGAGACCAAAGAGCAATAGCAAGAGCCGAAATAAAAGAAAAAATAGAAAGAGAAATAAAAAGAGGAGAAAGAAGAGAAAAAGAATATACTGCAAACATCAAAACAACTCCAAGACAAACATCTGCCCCTGAAAATCAAGTCAATACAGTTGAAACACAGAGATTAATAAATAGATGTAGGTAGGCAAGGTAGTTGTACTATTATATATATTTTTTAAAACATTTTTTAATGATATAACAATAAATCCTTGTAAAATTGAACGCCAAGATGAAGATGAAGATGAAACTACACCCGGATCCGAGACTGGACCTTATAAACGTGAGCCAGGAGGAAATTATTTTATGTGTGACTGCATTAAAAAATACTTGAAATATACTGAAAATGACGTAAAAAACATGAATATATATGGATGTGCAACGAGTTCAAAAATTATGGCCGTATCATTATTATTATTAATGGGAGGAATTATAACAGTAGATGATTTAATAAATAATGACACAAAAAGAGCAAGGTATATAGGGACAGTCTTACAAAACTTCAATCCTGAAGAGATTGGTCAATTTTTTTATGGACTCTATAGCCTGGATGAAATTGTAATTGGCAACCTTGTTAGAAAGTATCCTTATTCTGGTCTTCAACCAGGTATAAATATACTTGGAATATTGTTTAAGATTGAAGGATACTTTTCTGGGGTTGCTCCATCTCATTTTATATGTCTCTATATGAATGATGATTTAAAAACTGGTTACAACATCTCATCATGGGTTGGAAATGGTGTTTCGCCAATGCAAGTTACTACTTTTGATATAGCAACATTAGATGATCATGTGGGGTTATTAACAAACAACCACACAACGGATATTTCAAATGAAAAGAAAATTGAAATAGCACGGTTTTGTAATGATCCACAAGCAAATGTTAATAATCCTCATCCTGATAATGTTCATCCTGATAATGTGTTTATTAAATCAAGTCGTCAACTAGATCGTCATCAAGGTCGTCAATATTTTATATTTATCATGCCTCAAACGTTTATTGAGAATATTCTTGGACTTGCACCTGCACCTGCGTCTGCATCTGCACCTGGATTTGGACCTGGATTTGAACCTGCATATGACCCTGGACCTGCATCTGCACCTAGCATGGTGGCTCAAAAAGAAGACAAAAACAACGACGTTCTTCTTCCTTCTTCTCTAAAAAAAGAAAAACAAAACATACACGCCGGCGACAACGGCGACGACCTGGCTACTAATTTATGTGTGAACCGCGGTGTCATTGGTCGCGTAAAAAAAAGGGCTTGCGATATTACGCACCAAGCGGAGTGCTTATACTAAGAGTTCTTTCGATAGAGCATGCTATTTTACCACGAAATTTCTACAAACTTAAATATATATCTATCTGCCAATTTCAATTTCTCCTTTCCTTTTTTTAATACCAAGTCTACATTAAACTCTGCTTGTATTTCACAAAAGACTCTTCCACCAGGCTTGACCGTGTCATATACTTCTTGAGTCATGTAGATTCCAGCACTTTCTCTGTTTTGGTTGGTTACTGAATTAATTCGTCGTGAATAAATGACACCACATGTGTCCGGTCGTGGTTGCAGTGAAAGCTGAATCAATTCTCTCAATCCTTGTTTCATGAGTTCCGCGTTGCAATGAGATTCGGGTTTCAATCCTTGTAGCATTGCTCCATTCGTCAAAATCGTTTTTCCAGTCTCCAATGCATGTCCGAATATTTCGTGCCGGTCCGTCGTTGGGATTCGCTTCAATTCCGCAGGAGAATATGCGGCGTCGCCGCCACCACCGCCCGCAGCCGTGCTTGGACCTGTAGAAATCCGGATGTCAAGAAAGACATCTCCTTTTTGGAATCCATGGTAATCGTCCAACTCTCCAAAGACAAACAATCTCGGAATTACACCCTCCCGATTTGGTGCACATGCTGGAGGCAATGACGGCACAGAACGAGTGTCAAATGCTTTGCGATAAACTTCTGGAATAGGTTTATATGTTAAAGCATGATTATTATTGACTCTAGAAACTCTGAAACCAACAGGGCCGTTGTTTTCTTCAACAATAGTAGTTTGAATGTCTTGATATTGTTCTGGAGAATTCAGATTTTCACAATTCTGCACATTGATGTCATTAAAATGGTCCCAGATTTTTTGTTTAATCACTATTTTATCTATGATTGATTGACCATCTTGAGACAATGCGAGTCCAGGAAATCTCAAAGGAATAATTTTATTGAGTTCAGTGTGGTCTTCATCGTTGTCGTCTTCATCAGAACCAGCACCACCAGTGGCGCGGCTTTTAAGAGGCCGGATGTTTCTGGCTTTGTTCGGAAGAACAGTGATTTTCTCTTTTGAAGAAATGTCTCGCACCATCGCAAGATACTTTGCAAATTCAGAACTGCGAATAATCTTGTTTGACAAGTAAATCATCACATTACGATTCACGTTATAACCACACATTCGTCCAAGAAGCGACTGCAAAACCACATCTGTATTTGGATTCTGCGATGTTTCCATGACAAATTCAATATGCTGTTTCGGAACGTCGTGACCCATGCGGCATTTGCCTTTCAACAACACGAGAGTGTGTCTTTCAGGCACATCATTCAAATCTTTGAGTGCCTTTTTCATTTTCTTTTTGTCTTTAATTTCCGGATTCCGAATATTGATTTGTTGTCTCTCTTCCGTGTGTGGAATGCTGTCATGAAAACGAATGTTCCAATTGTGTTTTCGTGCAATATCCTTTGCTTCTTCAACTGCAGCAGTGTCTTCTTCATCTTCTTCATCTTCAGAGGAGTCTTGTCGTCTGCGTCTACCGCCGCCGCCTGCACCACCACTCTTCTTGGGCGACTTTTTTTTGGTCAATCGTAGCAATGCATATTTTCCAAAACAGAATGGATGACTGCGATTGACACGCTCCATTGCTGAATCCAATAAACAGAATGGATGACTGCGATTGACACGCTCCATTGCTGAATCCAATGTATTTTTCCATGTTGAAACATCGTATCCGAAAAGATTGCCATTATTGCACATGGTAGAAAGTCCAAAGTAGCCCTGTCCAGGTTTCAAATAAACAAGTCCTTTTGTCTGTGCATCATGTGCCACATCGCTTAATTCCGAAATTGGAGTAGCAGAAACAGACAATACATAATTGCCGGATGCTTCCAATCCTTCGCCAGTCGCAGAAATGCCCATTTTTGTAAGATATTTGTCCACTTGCATGCCCCGATTTTGTGCGAAATGGCTTTCTTCAAACACAAACAAGGTATTTGAAGGAATCATTTGAAACATTGGTTCTGGTTCTTGGTCTTTAAGTTCACATCCCCAAACAATCTCAATCTTCTTCACGATTTCATCAAGTTCATCCAATTTGTCGTTTCTCTCTTCTTCAGAGAGAAGTCGAAAGTCAGCATCTTTTCTTAAATGGTTTCGAAAATGTTTGACAAATTTGTTGCGGGCTTCCTCGGTTTGTGTTCGGAGTCCAGTCTCACGATTGCCACTGAAAATGATGACTTTGTCCACCATTTTTTTACGCAGCATTTCAAAGGAGACAAATAGAAATGTAAACGTTTTGCCTGACTGCATCTCTGCGAACAAAATAGTCCATCGTTTGCGGTCAGCCGAAACACCTGAAATAGAAGGAGGATTAAAATATGAATAAACGATTTCATTACCTGCGGAACGATGTTCCTCTTGAATTTTTTTGTCAACTTGTTGAGAACTTTGCATTTTGATTTTACAACTTTTAAGTGGTTTGGTTTATCGGTGTCAATATGTCACTTGGAGAAAAGCATTTCATTTTTCTTTGAAATCCGCGAAATCGTGAGTTACTAAAAATTGCTCAAACAAACACTTATTTTTCTCTCTTAAATGTATGGTGAATTATGTTGTGGCAATTCCGACATACAAACGAGCAGATGTAATCAGTGAAAAAACGCTGAAAACACTGAAAGAAGGCGGTGTCCCCAAATCCCGTATTTATCTATTTGTAGCAAATAAAACCGAGGCAGTCATCTATGAATCCATAGTGGACCCACGCCTTTACAATGAAATCGTAGTCGGAAAATTGGGTCTTATTAATCAACGTAAATTCATTAATAAGTGGTTTAAAGAAGGTCAATACATTGTTTCTTTGGACGATGATGTAGAAGAATTGCAATACATGAATCACAAAATAGGAAAGTTGGCGAAATTCAAACACGTTGCCAAATTATTTGAAGACGCCTATTATTTATTAAAAAAAGAAGGCCTATATCTTTGGGGGATTTATCCGGCAAGAAACTATTTTTATATGAATCAAAACATTACTACAGATTTGCGATTTATAGTTGGCGTTTTGTTTGGATATATTAATCGTGATACTAAAAAATTGGATTTGAAAATGGATGCAAAAGAAGATTATGATAGAACCATTAAATATTACAAACTAGATGGCGGTGTAATACGCATTAATTATATTTGTGTGAAAACGAAATTCAATTCAGAAGGTGGATTGGGAAAAGAACGCGAGAAAATGAATGCATTGGGAGCCAAATATTTGAAAGAAACATATCCAGAGTTGATTACTATTTTCCATCGTCTAAATGGCATAACTGAAGTGAAATTGGCGAGAGAACCGCGGTTTTATCCGAATCCATAATCCATAATCCATAATCCATATGTCTATTCTCCATGATGTGCATCATCTACTTCGCGTTCATTTGCCAAGACACCAAATTGGTCTGCTTGAACCCCAGAACCTAAGCCCTTCATTCCTTCCCCGAGTCCACGCAATCCTTTCACGCGCTTGTTGTGCGCAAGCATAAATTTCCGCGTTTTATGCTTTGTTTTTTCCCACAAATTTCGCCGCAAATAACAAACAATCGACAACCGTTTTACGTCGGCATTTTCCGGTTTCATCGGCAAATTCCCGTGCCATTCATGGACATTCATAAATAATATATCACCTGTTCTCACATCTACACCGACGCCATATTGTGGCAAGCATGTTTCAGCCCCAGTATAGTTGCCGTGTTCAATCACTGCTAAATTGCCAAATCCCTCTTCATCATCACCGCGGTCTTTATGAATGCTAGTGCGAAAATTCACATTTGTTGTAACAGTGGTAAAAGACGTGCCCGCAATTTTAAAAGGAGTTTGATTGGCCTTTTTCCGTTGTTTCGCATAATATTCTGGTGTATATAATTTATAACAATTGTCAATTTCTTTTATAAGAGGCAGCATTTGTTTGAATTTATCCGGATAATCCATGTTAAAACGTGTTTCTCTCACATTCAACAAATTCTTGATGCGTCTACGAGTAATTATTTGTTTTTGAGCAGGTGCGAACTTGTCAAAATAGCCGAGAATGTTTGTCATGACTGGCGGATTATTGATTAGATTTATTTTTTTGCTGCCACTCGTAGAACCGCGATTGGTTGTTTTACTAAGTGCGAATTTAATAACATTGTCGTAAAATACCTTTGTCTTTGCCTTTGAGAGTTTATTTTTTCTAAAACAAAGTAATAAAACGCTTCCGTCTGCATTGTATACGTCTGCATCATCAGTAATAATCAAATGGATTTGCGATGGTTTGACAAAGGTGTTTCCAAGTGAATTCATCTCTTCATCACTAATGTCTTTATCTAAATAATATACATTTTTCTCTCTTTTTATAATCATTATATATAACATCATGATTATAAAACCCACCATAATAAGAGCCGTCCAAAAATAACAACTTGTCATTGGGCGCAAGACTTTATTTTTTCAAAAAAAAAATTGAAATGCTTTTTTCACCAAGACACAATCAGCAACTTAAAACAACCGCACATTCCAAAATGACAACAATCCAAAAGATGATGAAACAAGTTGAACAGCAAGAGAAGAAACAGCAAGAGAAGCTTCGTCAAGAGGAGCAACAACGAGGAATGATTGATAACCTCAATCTCTATATTCCTCATGCTCGCGACGATGTTTCTAAAGAGCAAATGAGAGAAAATTTATCAAGATTTGGTAAGATAAAGGTAATTGATTTTGTCGCAAAACTCGACAAGAATAATAGAAATTACAATTCTGCTTATGTGTATTTTGATTCTTGGTATCCTACTACTGAAAATAAACAAATTCAAGCTCAAATCAAGCCGTATACAAAAACTCAAAATAAAATGCAGTCTTTCAAATTGAATTATGATGGAAACTTGCATTGGATTATTTTGGAGAACACTTCTCCTGCGCCAAAAGCAAAACAAGAGAGAAAGGTTGTCATTGATTTAAAGACTCCGGGCACAGAACCAGCAGTGACAGTGACAGCTCCAGTCAAGCGAACAACCATGACCATTGATGATTACAATGTGTCAATGACGGAGAAGGAAGTGTCTGAATGGCATAAATTTGGAGATGAACTTCGTGCAAAAAAAAGACTTCAAGAAGAAGCAGCAGAAAAAAGATTCATTGAACAAGAGAAGAAATTCAGCGATGAAGCGGACCAACTCTTGACACGGGTAACTCCAGAACTACAACAAGAACTACATGAAGACCAACAAGAAGACCAACAAGAAGACCAAGAACTACATGAAGAACAAGAACAACAAGAAGAACAAGACCAACAAGAAGAAGAACAACAAGAAGACCAACAAGAATACCAAGAAGAAGAATACCAAGAAGAAGAATACCAAGAACAATACTATCAATCACAAATGACGCAGGCGTTTTACCAGTATTATTACTGGATGACGATGGAGCAACGCGACATGGACGAGATTACAACAGCCATGGATGAAGACGATGCCTGGGACGCTTATTTGGAACAAATTCACGAAGAATGCGACTTTTGTGAAAACACCTTGGGACGAGACGAATACGAAGAACAAGACGGAATCACAACATCAGTAGATTATGGATATGTTGAAAGATTAGAACATGAATTGACTAAAGTGAGATTTCAACTCCGCCGTAGTTATTCATAAGATTTGCAACACACAGACTACCACCACGCACATCATGTAGATTAGATTTATAAGCACTCCGCTTGGTGCGTAATATCGCAAGCCTTTTTTTCACACATTTTTTTCGCAAACCCTATCGCAAACCCTATCGCAAACCCTATTGCAAACCCTATCGCAAACCCTATCGCAAACCCCATCACAAAACCCAAAAGTATTTTCATTCGTGTATGAAATATACAAAAAGCCATCTCTATCTCTATGTGTGTGATAAATATTAAAAAGCGTCTCGTTGCTTTGAGGAATAATGCCATCAATAAAAAGATAAATCGCCTTTTCAGGTGTAAGATGAATTCTTTTACGAATCACATAAATAAATTGGCCAATTGTCAAATCATTGGGAACAAGATATTTATATTTATCTACTTGTGGAAGAAGAACAGAAGCCCTCTCGTGTTTTTCACAAATGACTGGAATTCTATCTGGATGTTTTGCCATAACCCGAGCAGATTCTTGTCTTCTCTCTTCCAGAGAAAAATTCTTTTTAAACATAAATGACATTTTATTATCTTATTATTTATCTTTACATTATAAGTTAAATAACCAAAAAAATAGGCGCTTTTATTTTTTAGTAAATTTATATGAGTTCTTTACAAAAAATTTTACACTAATATACTTGGATGAGAATTGTTCATTTGAAAATGTTGCGGAACGTTCATTCACATATAATGCCATTGCTGAATATGTTATACCTTTATCAATATAAAAACGAATATCGTCTTCGCAAACATCATTGACGTCAAAATGATCTGTTTGGAAAACAAACATGCTACGAATTGTTTCCAACGGAACATCACATTGAGCAACTGCGTTCCATTTTTCAAAAGCAGGGTTGTAAGGTTCTACGGAAACGCAGCCTTGCTCATCAATTCGTACCATTTTATCCAAAGAAGTCAATGACAGTTGAATAGCTCCTGCTGAAAGGCCTGGAATGAGAATCCCGTAGGCGCTGCAACTACACCACCAGAACCGGAAGAATTACTAACATCAAGTCTACTATCACTCATTTGTATATTATTCTATATTAAGAAAATTACAAAAAAAATAAACGCAGATTACTTATAATTGTTATATAATTGTGTTATTTCCAATATTGTAAAATAATTATACCCATTTAAATCCAATACTTCTCCATATTGATTTAATATTCGTATGCTTAATTTACTTAATTTAATTGGTCCAAAATATTCTCGCGATTTATTAATACCATCATTTATTGCGTTTGAACCTCCAGTAATTGGAATAACTGCAATAATATTATCAGATACATAATTATTATGACTTACAAGAGAAATTACTGAATTTGTTGTAAAATTGTTATGATAATCATTAACCTCTAAAAATAAATAGTCATTTTGATAGTTTCCATATGGAAACTCGCTTTCTAGATAAGCTTCATATTTATTATTAATTGAATAATTATAATGGACATTAGTACGAGTGACAGTATACTGATTTAGTTTAAATCCGAGTATATTTGCGGAACTTTTAAAATAAAGTAACATCTGATTATGTGGTATGTCACAAAAAGAAGTATCGTTAAAAATAATTTGGAAACTAAAATCGGGTGAATAATAATTATTTGTACTATCAAATGGGTATATTACTTCGTCGTCATTATCACTAGGATGTTTAGCACGAAATATAAGTTTGGCATCTATCTCACCAATCGATACTAATAAATAATTTAATCCTTCTTTATTATAAAAAAAATAATTGTTTAAATAGTTAACTATTGCAACACTATTGTAATTGCCATCTTCAATAATAATTGTGTGTGTCTTATCTTGAATAGGTAAATTATTAAATTGCATGTTGAATAATTTTATAGTAAACACATTATTTTTTTGTTTGCTTGAAATGTTATACCAAAAAATAGGAATTTCAAGACAAGAAACTTTCATGCTAATAACATGTTCAATTGGAATTGGAAGGATATAATCAAATGAAGTTGAGTCAGTTTTAAAATAATTTATTCTAAATTTGCTGTTTATACATAAATTTTTTGTTTGAGTTTGTCTTTCAATTGGATTAACTAGTCCTGATGAATATTTATAATTGTATGTGTTGTTAATATC